GGTAAACTTTTCGCACTTATCCATTTCCATTGCCCAAAACCCATCTGACACGTTCCATCTACTCCAATACTTAGGAGCAATAACAGTTTTAGACAAGCCCAAGGCAGCAGGAAAAAATCCAAATGCGGAGTTTGATATTATTAAAGTCTCGGCTGTAAATAAATTTTCAAAATGTTCCGTCATGTCTCCAGAAAAAATATTGCCGTTAGGTATTATGGAAAGAGCGTACGCAGGATCATCTGTTACAATTTCAACTTCCGGATTGCCTAACCTATCGAGTGCCAGGTCCCAATATTTTTTTGGCAGTACTAGATCAGGGACATTTTTGTACTCCCCACCTCTAATATTACATATAACCTTACCCTTTACAACAGGGTTTCGTTCTATAACAGGTCCCAAATTTAGCCACTCTACAAACAAGTCCTTGTTTTTTTGCAGCAAGGATCCGTAGTGCATCAAGCCCTCTAGTTTGGTGTTGTCAGGAACGGAAAAAATTTTCTCGTCCATGTCGCTAATATTACAATCAACGAAGTCGGTGTGGTATTTGTGACGCTCTTTGTAGTAGTAGGTGATTCCGTCAGGTAGATTCACTGGTGGTCCTCCCTCGGGGCCGTAACCATTAGTCACTTCTTTTCCAAAGTCTACGTCTAGATTAGACAGTTTCCATCTCTCTGGGTGCCCTATCCCGTAATCATACCCTAAGGTATGTGCGACGTATCTCGTTGTGAGATACACCCAAGTCTGGTCACCATGTCCCTGACCGTTATAGAGCTCTGTAGTTATCAACTCGTAGTCACCTCCCAGTACTGGAAGAATTGTTTTAGTTCTTCAAGCTGGTTCTTTATGTTGGGGACTTCAATGTTCCCTACCAAACACTTGTCTAACACTTTGCTATCATCCCCTATGACAGTAATATCTTTTGAATACACCTCTTTCATAGTGTTGAGCAGATCTGCCTTGGAGATACATTCAGTCGCCGGCGTAGAAACAAACTCGTAATCTTCGAAGTTTCTAGCCAGACCATAACAAATTTTTGCCCACTGTAAAGTAGTAATACCATTCCACATACATTTGGTATACCCTTTAACCGACCTATTTTCACAAGACAAAAACCATTCCAAAAGACTGCATTTAGATTTCGTCTCGTGACCTATAATAGAACACTTGATAATCTTGGTCTTGACGCCGTGAGTTTTCAAGTATTCGAAAGCTTTGTTCTTGGACTCACCGTAGGGGTCTTTATCCGCCTCGCAGTCTGTCCCAGGATGAATTACGTTACAGGGGGAGTTAGAGTCCAACCAAATCGGAAATTCATGGTTTACGTCGAATAAAACTCTTCTCTGTGGTATGGCACCTATACAATTAACAATAACGTCACCTTCAAAAGATTTGATCTTTTCTTTGAAATTATCCGAGGGCCATCTACCAGAAACTACTTCCACGTCACAACCGTCCTTACCAGAAAAATAATCTCTAACTGTGTATCCCAGCATGCCTCCATGGCCAAGAACTAAAACTTTCACGCGGTTACCCCGTTATCGCTCAAAAAACTACCAACTTCCGATCTAGACAACAAAGAAGTGCTTGAATCTAAAGACAGAGGATCAGAACTTACAATCTCGTCTGTTATCATGTAGTAGTTTTCATAAGGCACAACCCTGAGAGACTCTTCCCGACTAACCATTTCCTCGTGGATTTTCTCACCGGGCCTGATGCCAATGTTCTCAATTTTCAAATCTTCAACTTCGTACATCGAGGAAAGCTCCTCCACCAAATCTACAATTTTTATAGATTTCAGTTTTGGGACTACAATAGACCCATGAGACTTTGGATGGCTATAGGCCCAATTTATCAACTTCACAGAGTCTTTTAGCGAGATTAAAAACCTAGTCATTCTGGTGTCCGTAACAGGCAGAGTAGTTTTTCCAGAATCTAACAAACCCTTGAAGAGGGGAATCACCGATCCTGTAGATTCCATAACATTCCCGTACCTGCACAACACAACCTTGATATCTGTTTGCTTATTTGCAAAATCTACGTAAAGACGCTCAGAGATAGCTTTACTCATACCGTACACATTTATAGGTTTACACGCCTTGTCTGTAGATATAAAAATTAAAGATTCTATTTTGTGGTTGCTGAGGCTAACACACTCTATAAGATTCTGATGTCCTAAAATGTTCACCTGTACGCTTTCAAATGGATTGACCTCACAGATAGGAACGTGCTTCAAGGCGGCAGTATTTATGATAATGTCAGGCTTGTACTCATTGATCGCTTTCAAAATGGAACTTTTATCTTTTACATCCCCGATCTGAAAGCTAATATTTGGGAACTCTCTCTCCATGCGAACATGCTTGTGCTCATCTCTAGAAAATACTAAAATATCACTTTCACCACTATAAGTTTTGACGAGAGTATTTCCTAAGGCTCCGGTCCCCCCAATAATCATTATCTTTTTATTTTTCATTGTCAAACCTAACCTTTTCAAAAAATAATTTAGTTCCGTCTTTACAAACCATAAAGGCATTTGGGTACGGAGATTGCAACGACCTAACCTTATTGAAAAGTTCTTCAGAGGTATAGTTTTGAATATCGTCTACTGTTATCTCGCTCATGTCTGGAGTTCTCCTTTTATAAAAGGAGGATTTACTGTTATCTTGTTTACTTTTTTTGTAATTGCCTTTTAAAATCTCAGATATTCCGTCAACCCCAGCGTGAACAATTCTTTCGAAGATATCTTTCATGCTCCCATCTAAATGAAAACTTTCCTGGTAAAGGATGTCTCCCGTGTCTATACCCTCATCCATAAGAAACAAAGTTACAGCACTCTCAGTCTCACCGTTAATTATTTGATGTTGTAGAGGAGACCCACCCCTGTATTTCGGTAATTTAGACGGGTGCAGGCATACGCATTTGTAATTATTGATAATATCCTCTTTTATTATCCAGCTCCACCCAACAAAAAATATAAACTCCGGCTGTTTTTCCTCTATGATAGTCCCGAGTAAAGACCTGTCACTTACGTAGTGAAGACTGTAATCCGGAGAGTCCAAAAGATTATACAGGCTATATGCCCAGTCTCGATAGCCACACACTAACACGTTTTTCATTTTACCCACCTCAAAACCTGAAACGCCTCTGCGTATTTGCAGTTACTTTGACCACCTCTTAGTTTTGAAATAGCCTTGACATGATCTGTACCTCTAAAACTTCTAACTTGGGACTTCATTAGAGTGTAAACTTTCACCTTTTTCTCTACGTCTATAGGTACAAAATAATTAGGTTTGAAATCAACCCCTCCATTATCCCAAAATAACATGTGTGGCTGCTCGTAAACGAATACCCTCCTCACAAAATAATTTTTATCGTGGGGTCTCAGGGCAACCATAGCCGCATCATAAACCTCCTTATGATCCTGATTGTAGGAGGGGTGGCACACGTAAACTTCTAAAGGCTTGTGGTCATTGATTACCCTTTCAAAATCGCTAATAAGATTGCATTTCTTATATTGGTTCACGGGGTTTTCTAAAACTTCGAAGCCGTGACAGGTAACTCCAATAACGTCTTCAATCTCTCTAAGCCTCTCTTCTTTGGGAGGTCTTCCAGGGATATCGCTCTCGTCTAACCCACAATAAACAACAAAACAATCAGAATCAAGTATCCCACCACACCCCAAAACATCATCATCCACGTGGGGTGCTATTATCAGCTTAGTATATTTTTTCATTTATACTCCTCCCGAACTTGAAAATCAGAGTTGAATATTAGGTATAAACATCTTTCAATCATATGTGCTTCTGCCACAACAACATCCCAACTCAAAATCTCCCTAATTCTCTCGTAAAACTTTTTACTATTTCTCAGAATATTCTCTTTGGGGATAATATAATTACCTCCAGGAGAAAATCTTATGTAACTTGTGATCTCCGGAGATACGTACATGTCCTGTAAGAAGGTGTTCAAGTTAGTGTAGTACTTCCCTCTAATGTGATTGAAATACCAACTATTGTTTATCTCTAAAAAACTACCCCCCTCTCCCATCTTGCTGGAGTGACCGTTATGGACTTCAGGTCCGTAGTCATGAAGCTCAGTAAAAACTTTATTGTTGGCTAGCCTTAGAAAATTCTCCTCGCTTATGTTTCCATTGGACAGGGGTGGTTTTCTGCCTTTAGGGAATGTAAGACATGCCCGACAAAAAAGAGTTGAGTCCGGAAGATCTTCGTAATTAGTAACTATAAAATCAAACATGTCATGTATGTTTTGTCCTACATTAGGCTGATGTTTTACTTTGTCGGACTCCTCAAACCTGTGGAACTTATCATAAATAAGATAATTTTCAGACTGCTTGTAAACCCAAGAATCCTCTAAGTCCTCAGGAAGCCAGTTGTAATCACTTGCCACTACAAAACTGTTAGTTATTAGCTTGCTCATTATTTTCCGAAATTAGGATACTGGGAATTTGTACCGTAGTGCCTGTGGAAAGCGAAGGGTTTTATACCATCAACTTCAGGGATCATCGTTTCGTGTGAGAAATACTTTGCTACGTCAATGTCTGCAAATTTCATTCCTTGCTCCAGGTACCTATCCCTGTAGTTGACACAGATGAACCCGTCTTCGTTGTAATACCCATGAAAAGGTTTCCATTCAAGGTCCAGATCTATCGGAAGATCCAAAAGTTTTTTACTTCTCAGGGAGACACTGTTACCAACCCTAACAATCTCACCTTTACTGTCTCGAAAAGAAAAATCATCTTTTGGCATTGGCCAAGGTGCTCCTATGTAATCATACTCCAAAAACTTGTCTGTCCATGAGTCAGCGTTTACAACAAAACCATCATCATGAATAAGAATTGCAAACTCAGTATCAACGTGTTTTGGCAATTCATATATTGCAGCGTAATTCCACTCATCTATGTTGGACATCTTAGGGCAGAATTCGTGATGTATGTAAGATGGCAGATTTTCAGGCTTTACATCAGAAACTAACTTTACTGCCCCAAAATCAATATCTTTACAACTATACTCCAATGCTTTTATAGACTTATCGAGTTTTATAGACGATAAGATAACCAGAGTCACAGTTGGTAACTCAAGTTTCATAGCCCCAAAAACCCAGGAAGTTTTTTATCCTTGTCAGAAACCACAGGATTACCAACACCCCAGTCTATACCTAATTCCGGGCAGTCCCACACAATACCTCCCTCGTCACCAGGATTATACAAGCCGTCACATTTATAAAGAACCTCATTGTGGACTCCTAGTGATGCGTAACCATGTGCAAAACCAGCGGGTATCCAGAGCTGGTAATTGTTATGTTCGCTTAGAATCTGAGATACATGATGTCCGTAAGTAGGGGAGTCAGGCCTTATATCAACAGCGACATCAAGAATCTGGCCTAGAATACACCTTACCAACTTACCTTGGGGCTTGGATACTTGAAAGTGCAACCCTCTAATTACATTTCTAGCGGAGCCCGCATGATTGTCCTGAACAAAAATTGGGGATTCCCCTTCGCCGAAGTTTTCTGAAAACTTTTCCTCGTGGTATGTTTCCATGAAGTAACCTCGTTCATCAGAGAAAATTTTAGGCTTGACCAAAATAACCCCCTCTATTTCTAACTTACAAAATTCCATCTTTCAACCTATCTTCAATGTACTCAAAGATGTCCTCCCCGTAGTGAGGAGACGCACCAATAAAAAAAACTCTATCTAAAACTTTATTCGCATTTTCATATTTGCTATAATCATCAAGATGTCTGTATCCAGGATGCAAAAGTATGTTACCCGCAAAATAATTTCTAGTCTGGACTTTTATACTTTCTAGAAAGCCAACTAAACTATCTTTTTGAGCTTTAGATTCACAAACGATTGGAGTACCAAACCAAGATGTCTCAGAATTCTCTAGCTCCTTAGGAACTACAACACCGGGAACGTTGTCTTCCATTATTTGCTGGAGACGGTTCTTACTGTTAACTCTTCTGCTGTGGATATCATCCCATTTTCCTAACTGAACAAGTCCAATAGCCCCCTGAAAATCAAGAGGTTTCAAGTTGTATCCCATGTTCGTAAAAACATACTTATGGTCTACAATGCTGTCGTAATCTTCCAGCCACTTATCAAACCTGTTACCACAAGTTCCACAGGCTAGCAAATTCGCTGACCCTACACAGTAGCAGTCTCTCCCCCACCAAGCCAAACTTCTAGCTACGTTTACAATATCTTTATTGTTAGAGGATACCATTCCACCTTCCCCTGTAGAAATGTGATGAGCAGGATAAAAAGAGCACGAGGCCGCAATAGCATAATCAGTAAGATACTTCCCACGCCATTTACTCCCCAAGGAATCACAATTGTCCATGATAATCTCCAAATTGAACTCCTCAGCAATCTTAACAATCTTGTCAAAGTCCGGGGCATTTCCGAGAACCGGAGAAACAAAAATGGCACGAGTCCTATCAGTTATTTTTTCCGGTATCAAGTCAAGGTCAAAATTTAGCGTATCGAATTCAATATCTACAAACACAGGTTTTAACCCGTTCTGTACAATTGGTGCAATGGTGGTAGGAAAGCCAACCGGCGACAAAATAATCTCATCTTCATCTTCCCACTTTAGAACCTTTTTTATTGCACCTATCATTACAAGGTTTGCAGAGCTACCGCTATTGACCATTACGGAGGATCCAAAATTGAATACTTTGGAGAACTTATTTTCAAACTTGAACACGTTCTCCCCTGAGGATAACCACTTACCTGTCAAAAATGCTGACAGGGCTTTTTCTACTTCTTCATAATCCCAATAAGGTCCTGAATAGTAAATTGGAGTCTCGCCGGGAATGAACTCTTTATTTGAGTTGTAAACATACCTAAGTACAGACTCCTCATCAGAAATGTTATCAATAAGATTTTTTATTTGAGAGGACACATTCATTTTCGAGTCGTCTCAGCCTCAAATTTTTCTATTAGGTATAACTGCTCTCTTTTCTTAGTTTCGGCAGACAAAGTATTAGTCATTTGTCCTTCCCACTGCTTGTACGCGACTAGAGATTCTGGTATTACAAATGGAGGGCCGAAAGATTCGTACGCTCTCTTGTAATAATCGCAATCAGCCATCCAGTTGAGCTTATCTTCAAAAAACAACATGTCTTCTGTTTTCCTCACAGCAAGACAGCTAGGACCTCCGATAGTATTTATTCCCCTATAAACTAAAGGGTCATACCTAGGATATACAGGGTTATAGTACTGCACATAGTCTCTGGTATGAAGACCTCCACAGACAACCCAATTGGTTTCCTGAATATCAAAAGCATCTACAATACGCTTCAGAGAAGTATCCGAAAACAGAAAATCATCTTGTAGCATAGTCTTTACAATATCACCACTACAATTACGAATAGCATTATTCAAGTTGCTACCCCAATAACCCTTATCTTTATCTGTCTTGATGTACTTAATGTTCAAGTCCTTCTGGTATTTCTCGCACAATACTTTTATGGAGTCTAACTCACTATGGTCTGAGATTACTACCTCAAAATCCGTAAATGTTTGACCCATAAATCTAGAAAATTGATACTCTAGATGAAAAACCCCGGCTCCGTCACCGCCCTCATAGGTTGGTATGGCTATTGATAACTTCATATTATAATTTTTTATACGCTTCCTTGCTTCTTATTTTGTTTGCGTGATCAGCCACCATTCTAAGATCTACCTTGTGCTCGTTTATGGGATTTTCTCCGTTATAAATATAATTTATATCTCCCATAAACCTATAATGCTCTTCTCCCGACATTTCCAACATTGGGTACATGAAACATAAGTCTCCGCTCCATTGCCAGTAATTGCCGTTCTCATCTTTCAAGTCTTCCTCTTTAATACCTCTCCAAAGGAAAGCTCTCCACGTTCTAAGGTGTGACGCTGTAAACCTAGCACTTCTAAGATTTTCAAAATTTCTTTGTTGGAAAGAGAATCCGGGCTGTCCAGATGAATACACAAAACTGCCTGTGGCTATCCAAACTCGATCATCTGAGTACAAATCATTTACCCTAGTGAAAACACCGGGGTCCGGAAGATAATCATCACCGTCAACTTCAACTATGACGTCATTGTCGGAAATATTAGTATTATTCCGTATGGTTCTGTCAAAATTTCCAGCTTGATATACTTTCTTATTGTTGTCTTCTACAATAATAAATCTAGGATCATTCTTGATCATATCTTTTGCTAAAGCTACAGAATTGTCTGTTGACATGTCATGGGTAATATAGCAAGTAAAATCCTTATAGTCCTGATCCATGATTGTACGAAGACACCTTTCAATGTATCTTTCGGCATTATAAAATCCAGTTAGAACAATCATAATTATGGCTTAATGTATTTCTTTATTACGTTTTTAGAGTACCCTTTCTTTTTTATACCGAGATGTTTTATTGCTTTCAGAGCAATATCGCTACTCTCATGCATCCAGCCGTTGTCCTCTACGCTACTATTAAAGGTGACCTTTAGTGGTTTGTTCAGTACTTTACATATTTCACAGCACAAATTAAAAACACTCATCGGCTCAATTCCAGGTATGAGTACGACCCCCTTATCCATATTATTCTTGCAGTACTTAACGATTTCAACGACATCATCAATATCCATGATAGACCTTGTTACACCACATGAAACATTTAGTTGTTCTTCGTTTCGAATAGACTCTGATAAATTATTCACCAAGGTGTTTTTATTGCCAGCGTTACCGACTATCTGTGGAACTCTAAAAATTATAAAAGAAGATGCATTGTCCTCAACTAAAGACTCCATCTCACGCTTATGCGTGTAGTAGGCGTTTTTTTTGAACCCTACCAAAATAGTACTAAAATATAAAAACTTGAAACCCTCATACTTTTCAAGAGCACTAACCAAAGTAAGTTTTTCTCTGAGAAAATTTGGACTATTCTCTTCTTCTTTAGAATTAGAAACTCCAGCAGCAAAAACTATACAATCATCAAATTGATCATTGAAAGGAAAAAATCCTTCAGCTACCAGCCCATTACCTATTATCATTTCCTTTTTCTAGCCCAAGAACACCTACCCACTTACTAAAAATTTCTTGGCTGCTAAGTACTTCAGTTACAGGGTCTATATTTTCGTTTCCGTGAAAAGGGATGCCTAGCGAGTAACATTCAGTTGCTACCAACGAAGCACACTCACTAGCAGAAGACAGGTAAACCTCATCAACTTGGGAATACATATTATTTTTATCTGAATATTCCTCGAATACCACTCTGTCTCCGTCAACTAAAGGGTGAACCTCTTCTTCCCAATACAAATTATCCACTATCAAACCAAAAAGTTTAATCTTCTCAAATCCGTCATCCAGAGCTCTTTTAATTGACACGTGGGTTCTTTTGTTCCTGTCTATACTTCCAATAATTCCAGCTACTCTTGGCCCTTCCTCGCTTCTAACACTTCTCATGATTACGGGCGTTATATTAGGAATTACAATGCCTGAAGTTTCGTGCCAATCTTTCTGCGTATCAGAAACAAAAACAATATCGTCCCAGAAACTCTTAGTATGCTTTACCGAGTAAAGTTCTTTCTCGTGACAAGAAAGAATTACTTTTTTGGACTCTTCTGGCCTAGATGGAAATTTCAAAAAATGTACGATCAAACGTTCACCTTCCTCGTTTACGGGACACTTCTCTAGTTTTCCAGATTTGCACTTATCCAGGTGCCAGTCATGTGGGCCATAAAATGTACAGTCATAACCTTCCCTGTTCAGTAGGTTACATAAATTTATAAACGCCGTTGTAGACCCTCCAACGTTAGACCATCCAGAAAGTATTTTAATTCGTGACACGGTTCAAAAGATTATCGTAGAGATTCATCCTCATATGGATATGAGTATTTATATTAAATCGTTCATCTGTAATTTTTTTCAAGTTTCTCCCCAGTTCTTTTCGCAAATCTTTATCTTTGATAAGCTTAGACAGGACGGAAATCCACTCTTTTCTAGGATTGTCTTTAGAGACGAGATATCCTGTTACACCATTCACGATAATCTCATCATAGCATCCACAATCTGTAGCGACCAGAGGAATCCCATACCTACCACACTCCATTAGTTTTATTTCACTCTTACTGTCGTTGAAGTTGTTCCATTCAAGAGGGGCAATTGCGATATCCATGTTTGGAAACATAGCCCCATATGCATGGGATGCTAGAGCGGGGTAAACACCCCAATTTCTATGACGAATTCCTCTAGTAAGAAGCTTCTCATAGTTATCCCACACGTCTTGTTGCCAATCACCTTTTTCACCTTTCTTCAAGGGGGGCCTGCCAAAGAATCTCCAATGTACATTCTCTGGTCCTACTTTAGAATTCACCCCCATTGCAACGCTTGGAACCTGTTTGAGGTCCTGTTCGTGGTGAATTCCACCAACCCACCCAATCCTACACGGAGACTTTTTTGGAAGAGGGGTTTGAGGCATATTCCACCCTGGAAGGTCATAGTCAATTGCATTTTTTATTACTACAAGAGTCCCCCTCACAAAAGGTGCAATTCTATCTGCGAATTTCCTCTGAGTTACAGATACCAAATCAGAATTGTGGTATATAGTCTTAGTAAGGTCATCCAGCCTATTGTCTTTGTACAGACTTTCAAGCCTATGACCTTTATAGAGATCTGTTAGAAGGTCATCCGTATCATAATGAAAAAACTTTCCAAGCTCTTTGGTTTTTTGTACAAGGTCTATCATGTACCTTGCCCCAAAGTTAGAAATATTTTGAGTGAAGACAACATCCGCTTTACCCATATTTTCGGACACGTCTGCACCTTCTACGGGTTTCTTGGTTTTCTCATCCCATTGCAGAGGGTTTAGCTCAAAAACAACTTCAACCTTGTCAGGGAATTTCTCTGCCAACTTCTGCATTGGCATAATAATGCGATAGTAACTACAACCACCGTGATTGGCGGGCACAGCCAAGATTTTAAGCTTGTTGCTATCGGTAAATGATTTTTGTTCTTCCATGCCTTAAAAAATAGCCCTCCAAGAAAACTTAGAGGGCATAAAAAAATTAAAAATAAAAACTTTAGTTATTCGCCCAATCCCTTCAAATGAGCAAGATAATCTTCATCGTCCCCAGAAGTCTCAACAGGGCTAGACGCCTCTTGTTCAGTCCTTCTCACCTCAGAAACCACATCATCCCCGGTAATTTGTGCTGCAAGTTTCTTTAGGTCCTCGTAGGAAGCTACTCTCACCAAACCTTGAATATCGTGTAGTGAATCCATCCATGTCGCAACCTCTGCGGGAGTACCCGCCTCTGATTTTTTAGGCTTTGGTGCCGACTTGTCGTAATTTGGCCATTGCCCAGACTTGTCTTTGAAAATCTTGAAATCATTTCCAGTCTTCACATCCGTAATGTCCCCGTAATCCTCATCAAAAAAGCAATCCAAAATCTTACCGAAAAGTTTTACCCCCATGGACAGAATTTTTACTTCTCCAGTTTCTCTCTCTACGGCATTCAAATAAAACCTCTTTCTTGCTTTGATCTCTCTGGCAATTCCCATATTACCTTCGTCCTTCGTATTCCAAAGTTTGAAGCTTAGGTCGCATAAAGGGCAGTCATCACCTTTCACACGAGGACAGTGATAATTTCTGTCGTTGATCCTGTGAATCCCAGTCTCTGCGTAAAACTCTTCATCGGAATTTTTTGCGGGGAGGATTCTAACAAGCGTTTCACCTTCTTCAGTCATAATAAATTTCTTTAGAAACTCCGAGGAGTCTGCTCCTGGAACTTTATTAATCTGATTATATTTTTTTCTTAGTTCTTCAATGTTTACCATTTTTTTATTCTTGTTGTAGCTAGTTTATTCTAGTCCTTTTATTAAAGTTCATGCAGCTTAGTTTCTGCACGTTTATTTGCGGAAATTTGTACAAGCATACTTTGCTGGTGCTGTAGAGAATCTACAATATTCTTCGACAGGTTATACTTGTTTTCGGCTTCCAGTAAAGCAACCCTCATATCAATCAAGTCGGGAACTGTCTGAATATAGGCGGCGAGAGCTCCTTGAGTTGCCTTGGTTCCCTTATCCAAAAGTGTTTTTCTATGTTTCTCCATAACAATCGCCTCAGACCCCTCCAACTGAAGAGATTTCAAATCTTTAATCTTCTTAGCATAAGATTGAACTGACGCAAAATATGCAAAGTTTGAGGAGTGCTTCAGGAGAGCTTCCCCTAGGTTTGATTCGTCAAGACTGAGGTATTTGGAAGAAATTTCTAAATACTTATCTTCTAAACTGTTATATGTTTCTTTAATTTCGTTACTTATCATTGCTAAAAATATATTGGAATAGTTTTGGATTTAGTCCAGCGAACATCATCACCATGTTAGAGGATGCAGTAGTTAAAAACTCATTACCCATAGTCGGTATGTCGTCATCGTGGCCAAGTCCAAATAACTCAAATCCCACGTGAAAAATCTCATGCAGTAAGGTACTCTTGTAATCCTCCAGAGATTGGTTAGGGTCTACAGTAATTAAAGCTTTGTGCATTTCCACGCACCCGTAAAGGTCTTCCTTTGCTAGAGACTTCTGGACAATTGTAAAAGTTTTAGTCCCTACAAACAAGGTCATGGGGTGGATAGGTTTTTCGTATTTTGGGGTCATTGTCACGCTGTCTGGGATTGACTAATAGTAAGCAGGTCATAATTTATATCCAAAGGGACGACAAACTTAGATGTTCCATTTCTGGACTTTATAATGTACGCCCGTGCTTTTCCATTGTCGAACTCCTGCTCTGACTGATTGATAGAAAATACTAAATCACAAACTCTAGTCTTTCCGTAGGAATCTGCAAGCTCCGTGTCTGTAATAATAGAAACTCTCCTACCCTCTCTATTAGTCTGAGTGGCTGTCCATACTAAACACTCGTTCTCACTTGCTAATCCACGCAATTCTTGTGCAAGTCGTTCTTGTGCCTGATATTCTGCAAGGGTAGCGTCTGTAACTAAGAGCTCTAAGTAATCAATGATTATTACGTCTGGAGAGAAATTTTCATAATTTTTAAGTTGGACGAGAAAAGCTCTGAGAGCACTCATAGTTGCTCTTTTAGTAGGAAATTCTTTTATCCTCAGCCTTCCTAATTTGGTCCCGCTGGTAGAGCTAACTTTAGATATTTCAGAGATTCTATCTTTTACAGAGTTTACCCTGTCCTTTAGCTCCCTCTGTTTTATCCTAGTAAAAATACTATCCAGTCTTTGTGCTACGCGATCCTCAGACATCTCCAAAGATATATAAAGAACGTCTTGTCCATCAAAGCATGAACGAACCGCCTGATTGGCAAGGTATAGAGATTTTCCCACTCCTGGAGGGGCTACAACCATTGCAAGTTCTTTTGACGCGAGTCCACCTTCTAATGCTTGATTAAGGGACGGGAAAATGGTTCTAAACTTAGGGTTCCTATCGTCATCTTTTACACGATTCCATCTTTCGTCCATAGAATCAAAGTAATCTAAACCTAGGTCCACATTCCTCGATACCGTAAGTGCAGTTCGCATTACATTCTCAATATTAGAGAATTTCTTCTTCTTCATAAGGTCAAAAGACTGCAGCAAAGCATCCTTCAACGATTGCTCTTTTGCGAATTCTTCTACTAGGTCTAAAAGATAGTCCTCGTTAGAAATGGAATCCTCATCTAACCCGTTTATCTCCTGAAGCTCTTCCTTATAGTCAGAAAACAACTCGCTGGAAGACATAACCTTTTTAATTTCCTCTAGAACAAAATCATCCTCGGGAAGTTTATGGTATTTTTTGTAATATTCGCTTATTACGCTGAATAATTTTTGATGTGATGGATACTCAAAATACTCAGGCTTAATCATAGGCATTGCCTGGACTAAGAAATTCTGGTCTGACTTAGAAAGATAGATAATACCTCTCTGGATATTGTCCGTAAGTTCGTATTGAGCGGTAGTCATCTTACTATTAAAGGATAACCCCTACCAAAAATTTACCATTTTCCTGTAGAACCAAAGCCATCCTCTCCCCGTTCCGTATCTTCTTCAAAAAACTCACCTTTTGAAACCGTATTGAGGGGTAATAAAGGTATCTCATTTATCACAATCTGAGCAAACCTCTCTCCTCTAGAGACATGAACTGAATTGTGAGGATTTATATTTGCAAGGGCAATCATAACAGGACCTTTATACCCATAATCAATCGTTCCTGGGGCATTAGGAATAATAATTCCTTTTTTAGCGTAAGAACTCCTAAGCCGAATTTGGGCTTCATACCCGTAAGGTACGGAGATACGAAGTCCGATATCTACTAAAACGATATCTTCAGACACGATAATATCCTCATTGGAATATACATCAAACCCAGCATCTCCCTCGTGATTATATTTTGGAGTTGGAAGGTCTGGAGCAGACTTGTATATTTTAACTTCCATTACTTGGATTTTGTCCTGTCTGGGCGAGTCGCTATATCAAGCTCTCCAGAACTCATGTTATTTGCTGCATCCCTTACCATTTTTGCGGTAGATTTCTTTTTGGCTTCTGCTTCTTTAGTAGAAACTTTCTTGCAGTAACCTTCCTTCTCTAAGGTGTCATAATTAAGAGACATTCTTGAGTAAGGAGAAACTCCGCTGTCAAACTTCAAAGCGTCTTCAGTAGCTTTAACAGCTCCATCATGCCACCTAAGGGCCGAGGACTTATCCTTTCCTACGTTATGATAAAATTTTCCGGTGGGCTCGTCCATATCAATACTAAAAGATTGACCTTCATAGAATCTATTTGCCCTCTTTCCACATTCCCGACATATAAGATATTTTTTCATATCTTTCATAGGGCAGTATAAATCGTAAATTATCTTACACTTTTTGCATTCATACTCGTAAATAGGCATTACAATTCGCACATTCCATCTTTACAGGTGTCTATTCCTTCAGAAATATAAGTGGTTTTACCCTTCTTGATTAGGTCATCCAAATCGAGAGTGGAAACATCAACAACTTCCAAAGGCTCGTTACCCCTAGACCCTGCCCGATAAAAAGTAAACCCTTTGATGTCGCTTGCATAGGTTATTAAGTCGTCATAGAGACTTTCAGGAGAAAAGTCTGCGGGTAAATTGCAAGTCTTAGATACGGCAGAATCGATAAACTGCTGAACCACAGACTGAACTTTTATGTGCTCCTCAGGGGTAACATCGTACGCACCTACACAATGAGAAACGTCCCTACCTCTCAAATACAGCTCTTTGTACAACGGGTCAATAACTAGGGCTTCATTCCATACCCCATGAGAACCGGACCTCCATCGTCTTTTGTACGCAGGAGAAAATATAGGTTCTAACCCGGTAGACACTCCCAGCACCATTGAAATTGTTCCTGTAGGTGCTACAGTTAGCAGAATAGCATTCCGAAGACCGTTTTTTTTGATGTCAGAGCGAATCCGTGGCGGAAGAGTTTTCATAAATTTCTCATTTTTAAGCCTGGAAAAATCATAGGCTGGAAAGCTTCCTTTTTCACGTGCCAAGTACATCGAAGCCTTGTAAGCCTCATTACGGATTGTAGCAAAAAGTCGTTCTAAGAACTCGATACAATCTTCGCTACCATAGCGATATCCTGCTTTTATTAGAAAATAATGTAGGCCTGTAACACCGAGACCAATTCTTCGACTTCGGCTACCCGCTTCTTCGCACTCTGTTATCGGGAAATGATTTGACGTAAGGATATTATCAAGAAATCTAACGCCAATGCGAATAGTGCGAGCAAGAAGACGCCAGTCAATATTGCCGTCAATATCCACCATATTAGAGAGATTAACGTGACCCAAGCAACAGTTGCCATAAGCAGGTAAAACCTCTTCACCACATGGGTTTGTGGCTGGCATGTCTTCGAAATAGGATACGTTTGTGTACTCATTGGCAAAATCAATGTTGAAAATTCCGGGTTCTCCGGATTCTACCGCATTATCTATGATTCTTCTCCACACCTCTTTTGCTTTAGTAGTTTTTTTAGTGGCGTCAGAAAAAGTATCTTTGTAGTGCTTTTGGTGGGACACCTCTGCACGTCCAACGGCATCCTCTTCATTTTTTGCGACAACCTCAACTGTATCATTCCCCTCTTCGGAGAACCTGGAGACCTCGTACACAAAATACTTTTCATGCCTTCCTCCGAAAGTAAAATGCCACTCCTCATCATTTTCCACAGCCTCAACAAAACGATTCGTAATTGCTACAGAAATATTGAAATTATTCAATTCCCCCCTATCAAGCTTAGCATTCAAAAACTCTAAAAAGTCCGGATGGCTAATGCTTAGGATGGCCATAAGTGCGGTTCTTCTATTTTTACCCGCTCTAACATGCTCCCCAATCTCATTAATCATTTTCATTACAGAAATAGGTCCCGGAGCGGACCATTTAATATTCTGAATATCATCCCCTTTTGGCCGAATCTTTGAAAAGTTAAAACCGATGCCTCCACCTGCACAAGAAATCTTGTACATGTCAGATACCGTTTTTGCAATAGAGTCTACAGAATCCTCAGGATCTAAAACATAACAATTAAGCATGTTGTACTTGCTTCTGCCAGCCCCGAATAAAATTCTTCCCCCGGGGCAAAAATCCCCGTTGTTGATAGAATCAAAGAATTTCTTTTCTGTAATCTCTCTTGACTCTGGAACCTCAACGTCGGCGGCTTTTCTGGCCACTCTGCGAGAGCATTCCTTCCAACTTTTCTCTCCCGGATATGCATACTTGGAGTGAAAAATGGTCTCTTGCATGGAGCCTTCTGGAAGTTCGTATGGCATCTACTCGTCCTCAATAGTTGCTAGTACTTCGTCTTCATCGATTAGAAGCATCGGCTTATCTTCCCACTCCACGGCTTTTCCTACGTAGTCATTGAAAAGTACATATTCTCCTTCCTTGATCGTACATCCTGATCCTGCAGAAATTACAGTGCCTTCCGAGGATGGCTTTTCCTGAACTTCATCAGGTATAATAATGCCAAAGTTGGATTCTATTTTGTCAATCCTGACTTCAATCAGGAGTCTCTTTCCGTGTGGTTTAATCATTTTTTGTACTTGTAGATAGGCGGGTTGATTACTTGAATGAAGTAACTCCTTTTTTCTTGGTCACAGCTAACACATTTGAACTGTCTTCTATTAAAGAAGTCATGTATTCATTATGTGTAATAAGAAATAGTTTTTTATCTGCAGAAATTTCCTCTATAAGTTCGCACAAACCCTTTACTCCCTCATGGTCTAAGGAATCAGCAATTTCATCGAAGAATACGATATTGGACCTGCTCTTACCAGAAAGAATAAGGAGGTCGTTTAGAGCTAGCATGACTGCCAGAGACACCTTTTTCTTTTCGCCTCCGGAAAGTGCCTCAAAAAACACCTTATTCTTTTTAGATTTGATAGTCTCTATAAGCAAATCGTCAAACTCAACCGAAAAGGTTCCCTTGGTCAGGACGCTTAGATAGTAATTTGACCTCTCGTTGAAATAGTCTAGAATGTGTTGAATTACGTATTTTACAAGACCCTGCTCTGAAAATGCATGCTCCCAAAACCTCATCACATCATATTTTTTCTGGGACTCCTCAATCTCCTTCGAATGCTTCTTAGAAATTCTCTGTTGAGACCTAATTTGGCTAGAGATTACTTTCATCTCTACCTCTATATTCTTCAGACCTTCTATCAACTCGTAATCACTTGAGGAAATTGGAATAGTGACCTCGTCAAGCTCAGAAGAAAAATTTTTCAGCTCCTTGCGAATGGAATCTCTCGATTCATAAACCTCCTCAATCTTACTTTCGTTTCTTAGCTTTTTACTGTAATGAGCAAAAGGAATTTTTCCACAATGTTCGCAGCTTTCGTTCTGAGATAGAAAAGTAATTTCTTTCTTGAGCCTATCAATCTCATTATTAGAATTGTGTAGCTCATGCTCTTTGCTGCGATACTCTAACTCTAGCTCATTTCGTTTGGCCTCCAAATCTTTTATCTCTGAAAAGGACGTGTTTCGTACAAATTTCTCTTTCTCAGAAGAAAGCAACTTATAAGCATTTTTTTGATTCTTCCTGAGAGTTGATTTTTTTTGCTTTAGAG